GGGTGACCATCCTCGGTTTCGTGACGTTCCGTGACCACCCTGGGGGTGACTGTCCGTGACAGATGCGCGTTCCGGTCCGGGCCGCGTCGAGCGTTCCGTCCGCTCCGAACTCCGCGCGCTGGGCTGCTCGGTGCAAACCGACGGGTCTGCGGCACTCGCCGTGTCGCTGGCCGAACAGATCGACCGCGCGCGCGGCGCGGTGGCTGCCGCGGCTGCCGCGGGACAGCTGCGGCTGCTGCTGGACGACCTCCGGAAGGCCGCGAAGGACGCCAGGCCGAAGGAGAGCGCCATTGACAAGCTCCGCGGTGATGAGCTCGCCGCCCGGCGTGCCGCTGCTGGGTGACCAGGAGCCGCGGCTGTGCTCGCTGCCGGAGTACGACCGGGACGATTCCGGCCGTAACGCGGTCGCCCTGGCCGCCATCGCGGGCCTGAACCTGGATCCGTGGCAGCGTTTCGTCCTGGAGGCCGGGCTGCGGCGCCGCGGTGACCGCTGGGCGGCTTTCGAGGTGTGCCTGATAGTCGCGCGGCAGAACGGCAAAGGCTCGGTCCTGGAGGCGCTGGAGCTCGCGGCGCTGTTCCTGTTCCCGGACGTGCGGCTGATCCTGCATTCGGCGCATCAGTTCAAGACGGCGGCTGAGGCGTTCCTGCGGATCCGGGCGCTGATCGAGCAGAACCCGGACCTTGAGTCGCGGGTGTCGCGGATCCGGACGGCCGCGGGGGCCGAGGCAATCGAGCTGAAGGACGGGAAGCGGCTGCGGTTCGTAGCCCGCTCGTCCGGTTCCGGGCGCGGTTTCACGACCGACCTCGTGATCCTCGATGAGGCTTACGAGCTCGGCAACGGGGAGATGTCGGCGCTGCTGCCGACTTTGACGGCGCGGCCGGATCCGCAGGTGTGGTACACGTCGACGGCGGGCGGCCCGCAGTCGGTGCAGCTCGGCCGGGTCCGCAACCGGGGTATCGCGGGTGCGGACAGGTCGCTGGCGTTCATGGAGTGGTCGGTCGATGAGGCCGCGTATGACCCGGCGGATCCGCGGGACTGGGCGCGTGCGAACCCGGGGCTGGGTATCCGTATCCGGCCGGAGTTCATCGAGCAGGAGCGTCCGGCGCTGGGCCCGGAGGGGTTCGCGCGTGAGCGGCTGTCGATCGGCGACTATCCCGTCGAGGGCGGCTCGTGGGAGACGATCTCGGCGGACGCGTGGGACGCCTGCGCGGCGCCGGGAGCGCGGCTGTGACTGCGCTATTCGAGATCACCGCTTCTGACGTAGCCGACACCTCTGACGACTGGTACACGCCCCGCTGGATCTTCAATTCATCCGGGCTTACCTTCGACATGGACGTATGTGCTCCGATCGCGCCAGAATTCCGGACTTGTCCGGCGGCGCGTTACCTTACGCCAGTTGAGGACGGCCTGAGTCAGCCCTGGGAAGGGCTGGTGTGGATGAATCCGCCTTACTCGGGGCCGTCGCGATGGGTAAGCCGCTGGGCGGCACATCCCGACGGGTTGGCATTGCTGCCTACGGCAAAGTCTCTGTGGATGCGGGAGCTTCTGGCCGCAGCTGAGGAGATCACCCTCCTGCGCGTCGATTTCGGACGGCCGGACGGCCGGATCACGGGGTATCCGGTAGCGATGATCCTGGCGGCCAAGGGTGCGGCGCGGCCCGCGGTACGCCGGGTGTCGGCGGCCGACAGGTATTCGGGCGGCGTGTGCTTTGTGCGGCCCGCATGAGCGGCGAAGTAGCGTTCGCGGCTGAGATTTCCGAGGACCGCAAGCATGCGGCGATCGTGGCGGCCGGCCGTGAGGTGGACGGGACGCGGGTCCTGGTGGACCTGGTCTGGTATGACCATCCGCGGGGCGCCGTGGGCCGCCTCCAGTCGCTATGGGGGAAGCATGACCCGGTGGCCGTGGTGGTGGACGCCAGGAGCCAGTCGGTGACGTTGCTGAAGCCGCTGGCGGAGGCGGGGATCCTGGTGACGGAGCCGAAGACCGAGGACGTGGCGACGGCGCACGGCGAGTTCCTCGACCTGGTGAACGATGGCGGCGTGGCCCACTTGAGCCAGCCGCCGCTGACAGCGGCGGTCCAGGCGGCGCAGCAGCGTGCCCTGGCGGGCGCGCAGGCGTGGGAGCGGCGTGTCACGGTCGACCAGTCGCCGCTGGTGGCGGCAACGCTGGCGTGCTGGGCGTTCCGCCGCTGGCTCGAGCTGTCGGCACCTGGTGTCTGGGCTATCTGAGGAGGCGATCGTGCGGCTGTCGGTGGTGCTGCTGCTCGTGTCGCTGGCCGGGGTGCTGGGCGGCGCGGCGCTGATCGGGACGTGGGCGCTGGGGCTGGGTATCGTCGCGGATTCGGTGGCGGTCGGCGTTTACGCGCTGCTGCGGGATGACGGCCGCAGCCCGCAGCCGCAGGTGCATCAGGTGCCGACGCTGGCGCAGGTCCTGGAGAGGGCCAGGGCGTCGTGACGCGGCTATGGGACCGGCTGATCCAGCGTGGCGGTTACTGGGAGGGCCTGGCGTCCGGCGCCGCGGTCCTGACGTCGTCCTACTCCGGCAGTGACCGGGAGCCGGTGATGCCGCAGCTGGCGGCGTGGGCGCAGCAGGCGAACGCGTCGTCGGCCGTGGTGTTCGCTGCCGCCCTGACGCGGCTGGAGCTGTTCTGCGAGGTGCGGTTCCAGTACCAGGCCAAGGACGACAAGCACCTGTTCGGCAACCAGTCGCTGGCGAAGGTCGAGGTGCCGTTCGGGCCGGGGTCGACGACGGGTGACCTGCTGGGCCGGATGGAGCAGGACGCGTTCCTGGCCGGGAACGCGTACATCTGGGACGCGCCTGGCGAGGACAGGCTTGTCCGGCTGCGGCCAGACTGGGTGACGATCGTGTCCGAACTGGTCCGCGTCGGCGGCGGCGGCTGGTACCGGCGCCCTGTCGGCTACTGGTTCGAGCCGCCGAAAGGACCGCCGGGACAGGACCCGAAACGGCCCGAGGGGTTCATGGTCCCGGCCGGCGAGTGCGTCCACTGGGTGCCGCCGGGCTCCCAGGACCCGCAGGCCGATTTCAGGGGCATGTCACCGCTGACGCCGGTGTACCGGGACGTGGCCGGCGATGACGGCCTGGTGAAACACAAGATCAGGTACCTGGAGAACTCCGCCAGCCCGAACCTGCTGATCAAGTACGCGCAGCGGGTGCAGCAGGGGACGGTCGACGCGGTCCGGGAGCGGATGCACGCCCGGTACGGCGGCGCCGACAACGCCTACAAGACGCTGATCCTCGACGGCGGCGCCGACGCGACCGTCATCGGCAACTCGCTGCAGCAGATGGACTTCTCCAACGTGATGGCGGCCGGGGTCGAGCGGATCCTGGCGGCGTGCGGCGTGCCGGGCGTCCTGGTCGGCCTGGAGCCGCTCCGCGGCGCGGGCCGGGGCTACCAGGAGTCGATGACGAAGTTTTCGAACGTCTGGGCGAGGCCGCAGTGGCGCAGCGTCTGCGGCGCGCTGGAGCAGCTGCTGGACGTCCCGGCGGGTAACCGCCTCTGGTATGACACGTCCGATATCGGGGCGCTGCAGGACGGCGAGATGGAACGCGGCCAGGCCGCTCTGGTGCGGGCGCAGGCGCTGCTGGCGCTGGTGCAGGCCGGGTACACGCACGAGTCGGCGATCGCCGCGGTGGATGCGATGGACTTGTCGCAGCTGCAGGCGGGCGGCATAGGGACGCCGGGGAGCTCGCAGCCGGTCCAGCATCTGCTGCCGCAGCCGGGCCAGCCGGGCGTGACGGCTTCGCCGCTGCCGCCGACTCTGGGGCGGCTGCCGGTGGGCAGTACGTCGCCGGGTGACGGCGGGAACGGCTCCCGGCCGCTGCCGCGCCCCGCGAGCGCGCGCCGGTGACCGCCGAGACGGGCACGGAGCGGCTTCACCGCTACTGGGTCCACGGCGAAGGCGCCGCGAAAATCGCCTGGGGGACACCCGGCGACTTCGACCGGTGCGTCGCTGAGCTGGGGAAATACATCGGTGACCCGAAAGGGTATTGCAATCTCGCGCATCACGCGGCGCTCGGCTACTACCCGGCGACGCACGCCAAGATGGACCACGCAGGAAGGGCGGACATGTCCGACGCCAAGCGACCGTACGGCAACGTGACGTATGCCGACCCGAAAAACGGCAAGTACCCGGTGGACACCGAAGAGCACGCCCGGGCCGCCTGGTCGTACATCAACATGCCCAAGAACGCGTCACAGTACCCGATGAACGGCGTGACCCTCTCAGAGGTCAAGGACCGGATCCGGGCCGCGTGCAAGAAGTTCGGCATCGACGTCAGCGACGACAGCATGTCCCGCGCTGCACGGCCGGAACTGTTCCGGTCCTACGCGCTGGAGGACGCCCACATCGTCACCCGCGCCCAGGGCGACGGGTCCGGCCGCCTCGTCGAGGCGTACTGCGCCGTGTTCGACGAGCCCGCGGAGATAAGCGACCACCAGGGCCGCTACCGGGAGGAAATCGACCGGACGGCGTTCAACAAGCGGATCGCCGACGTCGAACGGTCCAAGGCCGGGTTCGGCCTGGTGAAATGCCATTACAATCACGCGCTGACGATCCACGGCACGCCGTCGGAGCGGTTCTCGATGCCGGTCGCCGTCACCCGGCACATCTCCTCGGAGTCCCGCGGGGTGCTGACCCGGGCGTTCTACCTGGACACGCCGCTGGGCAACGAGGTGCTGGAGATGTGGCGGGAGGGCGCGATCACCGCCCAGTCGTTCACCGGCGCGATCATCCGCTCCTCGCCGGAGCTGCGCCGCGGCGACAAGTACCGGCCGCGCGGCGGTGAGCTGCCCCTGGTCCGCCGCCTCGAGCTGGGCCTGAAGGAGTACGGGCCGACGCCGTTCCCCGCCTATTCGGGCGCGGAGCTGGTCGGGGTCCGGATGTCGCCGCTCGGCACCTACCAGGCCGCCGGCGACGACGAGCACGACATAGACGCGGCACCTGCTCCCGATGAGGAGGCCGCCCCCGGTGAGCCGCTCGCCCGTACTGACGGCGATGAGCACTCGGCCCGGTATCACCAGCACGCCCTCTACCGGCTCAAGTCTCAGGAGCTGCGGGAGCGGGTCGGGCTGGTGCTGTTACCAGACCGAAAGGACGTAGCCGCCGATGGCTACTTTGCAGGAGATCCTCGACGAGCAGGCGAGGATCAAGAACGAGCTTCAGCGGATGGAGGACGACGAGACCGTCACCGACGAGTCTGACGGCGACCTCCGCGACACCCTGGTGGCCCGCTGGGAGGAACTCGACGGCAAGGCCAAGCCGATCATCGCGCGGATGGACCGGGTCCGGTCGATCACCCGCGCGGCCGCCGACCCCGCGAACCTGGAAACCCCGGACGGCGACCAGCCGGGCCGGTACGGCAGCACCACCCCGGAACTGGTGGTCTCCCGCAACCGCGACCCGTACGACAACAACGAGGCCGTCAGGTCCCGGGTCATCACCCGCGGCGAGCTCCGCGAGCGGGCCCTGGACGCGGTCGAGCTCGAGGCGAAGCGGGGCAACCTGTCCCACGACTTCGCCGAGGAAGTGACCCGGAAGGCGCAGGATCAGTTCTTCGGCCAGTCGAACATCGCCCGGCACGTGCTGCTGACCGGCGGCGAGGAATACCAGGCGACGTTCCGCGAGTACCTGGAAGACCCGCAGGGCAACGCCCAGCGTGCCGCGCTGTCCCTCACCCTGGCCAACGGCGGGTACCTGCTGCCGTTCGTGCTCGATCAAATGGTCGCCTAGCACCGTAAGGTGCT